GCCGGAAACCCTGCAACACAAACCGGCGCCCGCATTCGCGCAAACCGCCGTACAAACACACTGTAATCATAAATCCACCGCATGAAGCAAATCGTCTTCAACCGCCTGCAACATTTCAGGCTCAAATTCAGGAAGCCGCCAAACGCTATCAATGCGCTCAGACCACCACTGATTAAAAGGCTCACGCCGGCTTAACTGGTTATAAGCATGGTGAAGAATTTGCCCATCGCCCAAATACAAAGCCGCGTGGTTCGCATGACCGCCATAACTGGTCAAAATCACATCCCCACCGCGCAGGCCGTCTGAAACACGGACAAACCCGACACGCTCAAAATGCTTACGCAAATACTCATGCTCAGCATCATCATCAATATCGCCGCGCTCATGATCGGGCAAATCCACACCCATCAGCATAAACGCATCACGAATCAATGCCCCGCAATCAGCCTTACCGTACTCAAACACACGGCCGCGCAAATGAGGGCAACAGCGAAACTGTTTCAGACGGCCTCCAACCGCCAAAATCCACGGCAACCCCGTCTGAATCTGCATTTGACGGTCAGCACCCGACAAGAACGGCTCGCCGTTTGGATGGGAGTGGACAACCGCAATGATTTTTCCGTACTTTGATGCCGTCTCCAAACCCTCGGGCTGAATAACAAATGTTTCATAAGGATTTTCAGCAACATTACGAATCGCAAAAAACCAATTTCCGTTATAAGAAGTATCAGAAATAACGCCACACATTTCTATCGGATAATCAGAATCAGCCTGATATAAAATCAAATCCTCAACCTTCTTAGAAATCTCAATCACGACATCACCTTATCTGCACTTGGAAATCCCCCGAACGGCAAAACCGCCGTCGCACCAAACCGCGCCCGACAGCCGGTCAACGTACCGCTGCAAACGTCCTTTTTCGGGTCGTCGGTCGGAATATCATAGCGGTCAGCCACAGGACGGCCGGTATAACCGCAACCTTCGCCCCGATACTGCCAAATACAAGTATTTGCAAGCATCATCCGGGAGGGAATAATCGCACCATCGGATTCAGACGGCGCGGCAAGCTCGAAAACAGCACGCTCAGCCGTCAAGCTCGTCATCTGCTCAATGACGTACTTCCCGATAATTTCTTGATTAGGATCGGCAGTCGGATTCCCGGACTTAAAGTTCGCCGCATCTAAAAACCGCGCATAAGTCAACCGTCTGACAACGCCAACGCCGACAAACTGGTTATACTGGTCAGCCGCGCCGGTCACAAACCCAAGCAGGTTTGAAACCGTCAACGTCGGACGGTTGCCAGCACCCTGCGAAGTCATCTCAAACCCTTCAGCCGACATCGGCAAAGGCGTATATTCCTGACCCTTCCAAACGACTGCCTGATTCAATTCGTTAACCTGATTGCAGAAACGGAAAACTTCCCCGCCAAACGCGCGGAAATCCACCTCCCACATCTCAACCAACGCATCCTGCTGAGTAGCCGACAACGCCTTGAGCATCGTTCCAGACATCGCCTTCATTCGCGCATTCATGCCATTACCTCTTCAAATTCCGCAGATAGCTCATACACCTTGCCGCCCTTCGGCGTTTCCGTGTACTCGACAACTTTTACCAACAACCGCTCACGCCCCGGCGGAGTCCAGTAAAACGGCTCAACACCGCCGCAGGAATCAAAAAAGCCCTTGATTTCCTCAATCAAAGGCTTTTTACCCGCAAGACGGATTTGCCAAGTCTGCATCTTTGGCTTCAACGTCAATTTCTGCCGTTGCTCATACCCATCACCAAACTTGACCGCTCGAACGTTGAACGTATGCTTTGCCGTACTTTCAGACGTTACCTGCCACTTAAAAACTTTAGCCATTTCATTCCTCAAGAATTAACGACCTTGGTTATAAGCTCCTCCAGGTCGTACAACGTTTTTGACATACCAATTTTCAATCATCGCAGGCAATGCATCGGCAAGCTGTCTGCCCATTTCCGCATCGCTTTCGGCAGACGAATCAGACGACCCGTCACGGTTAATCGTAATGTTTACCGTCATGCCGCCCGTTCCGCCGCCCAAAGCAGCGACCTGCGGCGCAACGCCGACCACCCCGCCCGAAGCGTAGCGGTTTTTATTGATGGCCTCCAGCAAAGCACGATGACGGCGCGTGGACGCCGCATTGATGACAAACTCGCCATTAGACAACATAGCAGGGATACTGTCGCTCGTCGCCGTACCCGCGCCCCACACCGCGCCGCCGTTTGAAAACTGCTGCACCATGCCGCCGTCTTTGAAGCCGCCGCCGCCCCAAGCACTCATCGCCGCCTTCATCGCGTTGAACAACGCCATCTTAATCAGCATCTTAGACAAATCTTGCAGAATAGAAACAGCCAAACTGCGAAAATCAGCCTTGCCGGTTGCCACGAAATCAGCCAACGCATCGGACATCTTACCGAGCGACCCCGACACGACATCCGCCATACCCTCACGCATCGACTGGAAGGAATCAGCATAATTCCTCATGCCGTCTGAAATACCGGCCAGCCAATCGTTACCGAAAGCCTCTTTGGTTTCCTTCGCCAAGCGTAATTGCTCTTGCAGACGGCCATCATTGTCAAGCTTGGCAGTCTGCAAGCTTTTAATGACATCAGCACTGGCCTCCGAAGCACTAGCCTCAGCAATCAGCTTATCGTATTTGCGCGCCGCCGTCAGCCGCTCAACCTCCTCACGCGTTTTGCCAAGCAACGACAGCTCAAACAACTGATCGTCAAAATCACGCTGCCCTGCCGACTCAAGCTCACGAAGCGCATCCGCGTATTTCTTCGCCTCTTTCGTCAAATCTGTCTGATTGTCGGCCTTAATCGCCAAATCCATAGCAGATTTACGCTCAGCCGCCGACCACTTCTCAAAAGTCGGGTCAGACAACAGCCGCAACTGTTCCGCGTAGGTTTTATTCAGATGCGTAGCCGACAACGACAGCTCAGCACTTGCAGCGAGCTGGCGTTTGCCAAACTCCTGCTCCCATTTCTGATAGCCGGTCAGCTCAGGCTTCCGCTCTCTCGCCTCAGCAAACAAACCGGAGCGGGCCATCGCCTTAGCTTGGCCGCCAACACCGCCGGCAAAACGAGCCGCCGCCTCTTGAGACCGCCAATTAAAATGCCAATGGTCAGCCGTCGATTTCGTGCCATTCTTGTTGACCTGACCGCCGACTTCAAATTTGACATTGAAGTCTTTTCCGTCTTCAAATCCCAAAGACTCGAAGTATTGTTTAATCTGCCGCGCAACCTTCGCCTTGTCTTCGCTCTTCAAAGACAGATTAGGCGTCATATCAAACGCCAAACCCTTATTGTGAAAGCTGTTCTTCCCAATATGGTATTTGTCGTTTACCGCACCAAATCGAACCAGCTTGTCGCCTAAAAACTGCTGCATCGCGTGCATCGCAGCATAAGTACCGCCAAACGCACGACCACCTGCCTCAGCCCCAGGCTTCAGCCTTAATCCGGCAGAAGTAGTCGGAAATAAATTTTTATTCCCGGACGGCCTCGATGATTTCCGAGCTTCACGCGCCGCATCAGCCGCCAATTCCTCTTTGTGCTGTTGACGCAAGCGAGCAAGGTGCTTTTCCGCATCGGCAATCTGTTGCTTACTGCCATACTTCCTAAGTTTATTAAGCTCTTCCTGCCAGAACCGTATTTCGCGCGCAAATCTCTCAGCCTTACTCTGAGTCCGGTCTCTCAGACGGTCGAAATTAGCGGCAGCACTGACCGAATCAGCCTGCTCTTTCCGAATATTGGCCGCCTGCTTCTGAGCTTCATCGCGCATCTTAATTTGCTTTTCCAGCAAATCAACAACGCGCTGCCGCTGATCAACCATTCGCTGACCATCGGGATTGTTTTTTGCAAATGCTTTTGCACGCTCCAAACCCTCTTGCTCAACAAATAATCGTCTTTCCAACGTGGCATCACGGCCAATCTCTTTCAGCCCCTCCCACGCCTCGGCGGCAGTATCCTTTATCGCCTTCCAGCCGCGCTCAATCGCCCCCAAATTCTCAAGCACACGCTCGGTCATCCGTTGCGATTCGTCAGAGTATTTCCCCTGTACAAGCGCAACAGCTTCCTGCTGTCTGCCCTGCTCAATCAACGCACGCGCCTGCTCATACACATCGGCGTTCAGCGTTTGGTAAACACGCGAGAACTTGACGACGGCCTTCAACGGATCGTCAGCGATTTCCTCATAAACACGCGCCAAATCCTCCACGCTCTTGCCAGTCGCCTTTGACTGCAAAACGACAGATTCAGCAAATCGGCCATAATTCTCAGAGGCTACCGCGCCCGACTGCACAAACAGCAAAATCGCCTCACGCGCATCAGACCAGCTACCCGCTGTCCGACCGACAGAATCGGCAACCGACAACAGCTTACCGGCCGATGCGCCTGCGCTACCACCGGCAAGAATAACAGCCGCAGAAAACCGTTGAGATTCCTCCGATCCGTCGTAATACGCCTTACCGACAGCCCCCAATCCGGCAATCAAGCCACCAAGAGCCACCGTTGCAGGATTGATACTCGCAGCCAATCCCTTGAACATATTACCGAAGCCGCCGAACGAATCACGAAGCTGACCGCCTTGTTGCAAGGCAACCATAAACGGATTCTGACCGCCGGCCAACTGCGTAACAATATCCGTGAACTGCGCCGGAACCATCCGCATTGCGCTGTTGTATTGCCCAACAGTAATGTTGTTCAGCTTAAGCTGATTCTCCTGCTGCTTCAGAGATTTCGTCACCTCACGGATTTTGGCTACATCCGCGCCGCGTTGCCGCGCCAAAGTCTCATAATAAGCAGCCGTGCCACGTCCGCCGGCCTCTCGTACCGCGATTTCGCGCTGCACAGAATTAATAATCGACTGAGTCGCACGCTCCTGCTTCTTGGTCAGCCGTTCGGCCTCTTTGCCGGCCTTATCATCCCCGGCCGCTACCGCCGCCGCGCCTGCTGCCGATTCCTTACCGGCTTCCTTCGCCGCCTTGCCGATATTGCGCAGCGCGACTCCTGCCTTTTTCGCACCATACTCAATTTCGGTGACATCCAACCCGGCCTTAATCGTATTTTCAGCCATCCTTTTTTTCACCCATTATCGACAAAGCCTCGCGTTCCATCACGCGCAAAAAACCAAACAACTTTTTGCGGCGGCGTTTTTTGACACCCATCATATCCATAGCAACATCAACGGCGTTGTAATCCAACGCGTAGGCACCCGCCATGCTAACTCGCCACTGACCCGACACCGCCAAAAACAACTGCACCGCCTCCCAATTGTTCGGCCACACCTCCACCTCATCAGACAAGACGTCGGAATCGTCAAACCCGAAAAGGCTCAACGCAGATACCGTCTTCTCATCGTCAGAGAACATCGCACGAACGGCGGCAATTAGTTTTTTTCGCGTGCGCCGTCATAAGACAAATAATAGGCATTGATAATCGCACCACCCGAGCGAGGATATTCATCCAAGAGGTAGGCAACATTCTCAGCATTCAGCTCATCATCGAAGCCCCAAGACTTGACGATGTCCAAAACAATTTCAGAATCGCTGACAGAACCGTCATTGAGTTTGTCGCCCAATTCCGCCAACGCAGGGCGGTTTTTCCACACAAACTCAAATTCGACAGCCAAAGGCTCACCGGCAGGAACAGGGATTTTTACTTCAGTTTTAAAAGTAGCCGCATGGCCCAATTTCAATTTAGACATTTTCTTTTTCCTTAAAAAAGGTGCCGTCCGAAACCGGACGGCAAAACACAAACCCAAAGAGCAAAAATTAGAGGAAACCTAATCTTAAGAATAGCGGTTAAACAAACCTGCCAGCGAATACGTCATATTCGCCGTCATGATTTCGTTACGCACCACGGTCGGCATCGCGTTCATGCTCACATAGCCGTTGTAAACGACTACGGATTTATTCTTCAGCACAATGCGCATCGGAGTCAGCTTGCCGCTGTCGCTCGCCGCTTTCGCAGCCTTATAGCCGGGCAAGTTCGGGTCGTCGGCAATTTTGAAAGACATCGAACTGGCAGACTGAGTTGTCGGAATCTTACGGTCGAAGTCTTCTTCCAAGAAGCCGTATTCGTAAAATTGTTGCTCACCGCCCTCAGACGACAGCTCCATAATCTGCGTAATTTGTTGCCAAGAGCTAACCTTTTGGCAAGAGCCTGCGCCCGAGCCGGCCGGATATTTATTCAAATCACGCGTATCAACGCCATCGAGCTTGAAGCTGTTTGCATCAACGCTTGTCACACGGAACACGCGCTCATTCAAACCGCCCCAACCCGAAACGATGACGACATAGTCGCCATTCACCAAACCATGCGCAGCACAAGTAGCCACAGCCTCTTCCGCATTGGAAATTGCCGTAATTTTCTTCTCCGCTGCCAGCCCGGTTGCAATCTGCACAATCGAGCCATTCGCCAAAGTAACAGCCATAATAAAACCTCAAAAAATACCAAATAAAAAGGCCGTCTAAAACAGACAGCCGCCGTCAAACCGCAACCTAAGCGGTAATCACAAAATCTTGCACCATACCGCGCCGGTCATCATCCAAAACAACCGACTCAGCCGCAGACACAGCATAAGCCTCAAGCGAAGACAAGACCGACTTCTCAATCTCAATACTCTTCGCAATCGCGCCCAGCCTGTCGAAATCCCAAACCGAAACAGAAAACCGCACCTGATAGCCGTCTTCCTCCAGCGGGTCGATAAACAAATTACCTGCACCGCCCACGCGCTGCACAATCACCAACGGAAACTCAGCTTCTTCCGGCGCAAAGTCATGGTACACATCAACATCAGGCACAGCCTGATTGATGGCCCTAATCAGCAAGCTGTCCATTGACCACCTCCAAAACCGCATTCAGCATCGCAGCCTCCATCTTTGACTCCTGAACCTGCAACGCAATCGATACAAAAGGGCGCGCGGCAATAGACTTGCCGTTTTTACGCTTTACGCCGTTATGAACCATATAGCCATAAGGGACAGCCTTCAGCGAACCGCCCTCATATCGGCCACGGCTGCCCTCTCTATCACGCCAACCGACCTGATACACAGCGCGACGGCCGTCAACCGATTCCGATTTATCGTAAAAAGCAAAAACCGAGCCTCTCAAATCGCCCGGCTCAAAAACATAACGCCTTTTGCTTCCATCCTCATTTCGGCTGCCCTTACTGTAAAAATAATGGCGTTTCTCACTGCGGGGAGCCTGAATCTTGACCTCATCACGCAACAATTCCACGCCCTTAAACGCCGCCCACCGCAAGCGATCGCCGACCGCCTCCGGCAAACTGTCAAACCGCGCAATCGCATCGGAGAAATCCGCATCAATTTCCACTTTCATCAGGCAGGCTCTCACACGTCAAATCCAAAAATTCACGCCGGCGCAAATCAGGAATGACCGCGCGAATCACATAAATCCCATTCTCCGTCTTGACGCGCATATCAGCAGAAATACCCGTTCGCCAGCGAATCCGCACAGAAGCGCGTACCGAAGCCGTCAACACATCATTCCGCATCGTCTCCGAACCGGACACATGGCGCACATCAGCCCACAATTTAGCCAAAGGCCGCCAAACAGACACCGTCGCACCCGACTTGTCCTTTTCTTTCACCCGTTGGAGAATCTCCACACGGTGACGCAACTGCCCAGCATTCATACACACCTCAAACAAAAAAAAATTTTTGGGCGACCCTTTCGCCGAATACTTTTGATACTGGAAAGGCGGCGAAAAGGGATTCGCCA